AAAATGGGAAAGACCGGACAACATATTAAACAATTGGCGAGTTACAAAAACAACACTAAGGCTAGGATCAAGAATCGTAGGCAAGTGTATGATGGGCTCAACTTCAAACGCATTAGATAAAGGTGGGAACAATTTCAAGCAATTATACTACAATTCAGACGTTACAAAAAGAAATCGTAATGGACAAACTTCTTCTGGACTCTATGCTTTGTTCGTCCCTATGGAGTGGAACTACGAAGGATTCATGGATTCTTACGGATCACCTGTATTCATTAGAGAAAAAAATTCAATCAAAGGAGTCGACGGTTATGACATTACAACAGGCGTTATTGAGCACTGGGAAAACGAAGTAGATGGTCTTAAAAACGATCAAGATAGTTTAAATGAATATTATAGACAATTTCCAAGAACAGAACAACACGCTTTTAGAGATGAGTCTAAACATAGTTTATTTAATTTAACTAGAATATATCAACAAATAGATTACAACGAAGAATTAAATAATAAAACATCTGTCACTAAAGGTTCTTTAATATGGGCTAATGGCATAAAAGACACTAGAGTTTCTTTTGTTCCTAATAAAGATGGAAGATTTAAAGTTTCTTGGGTTCCAGACGCTTCTCTTCAAAATCAAGTTATTATTAAAAATGGAATTAAATACCCAGGTAACGAACACATAGGAGCATTTGGGTGTGATAGTTATGACATATCTGGTACTGTAGATGGAAAAGGATCTAATGGATCGCTACATGGCTTAACTAAATTCTCCATGGAAGATGCGCCACCTGATCACTTCTTTTTAGAATATATATCAAGACCTCAAACTGCTGAAATATTTTTTGAGGATGTATTAATGGCTTGTATATTTTACGGCATGCCAATACTAGCTGAAAACAATAAACCTAGATTATTGTATTATTTCAAAAGAAGAGGATATAGAGGTTTTTCAATGAATAGACCTGATAAAATTTGGAATAAATTATCTACAACAGAAAAAGAAATTGGTGGAATACCTAACTCTAGTGAAGACATTAAACAGTCTCATGCAGCAGCTATAGAGTCTTACATAGAGAGTCATGTAGGTCAACTAGAGACTAGTTTTGGAAATATGTATTTTCAAAAAACACTAGAAGACTGGGCTAGATTTGATATAAATAATAGAACAAAGCACGATGCGTCTATAAGTTCTGGTTTAGCTATTATGGCTTGTAATAAAAATAGATATAAACCTACAGCTAATATAATTAATAAAAAACTAAGCTTAGGCATAAAGAAATATAATAACGACGGAAGTTTATCTAAAATAAAAAAATAAATGCAAATAAATACTATGAACGGCAGTTCTTTTCCTGATCAGGTTGTACCTGAAGAGGTTAAAGCTAGTTTGGATTACGGACGACAAGTTGGTAGAGCAATTGAAGGTGATTGGTTTAGTGGTACTAGATCAGGTGTATCTGGAAGATTCAATACTAATTATAATCAATTTAGAAATTTAAGACTATATTCAAGAGGTGAACAATCTGTTCAAAAATATAAAGATGAATTAGCTATTAATGGAGATTTATCTTATTTAAATTTAGACTGGAAACCAGTACCTGTTATACCTAAATTTGTTGATATAGTTGTCAATGGCATGGATGGTAAATTGTATGACATTAAAGCTTATGCTCAAGATCCTGAGTCTTTAAAAAAAAGAACTCAATACGCTGAGACTATAATGAGAGACATGCAGTCTAAAGACTTAATAGATAAAGTAAAAAGAGACTTAGGTGTTAACATGTTTTCAACGGAAAATCCAGAAGATTTACCAGCGAATAAGGAAGAATTAGAACTTCATATGCAACTAACGTATAAACAATCTATAGAAATTGCAGAAGAAGAAGCTATTAATAATACTTTAGATTTTAATAAATACGAATTAACTAGAAGAAGATTTTCCGAAGATCTAGTTGTATTAGGCATAGGTGCTGTTAAAACAAGTTTTAATTTATCAGAAGGAGTTACAATAAAATATGTTGACCCAGCAGATTTAGTTTATTCATATACAGAAGATCCTAATTTTCAAGATATATGGTACGTAGGTGAAGTTAAATATATAAGTTTAAATGAACTTAAAAAAGAATTTCCTAAACTAACAGAAGAAGAATTAAAAAAAATAGAGCAATATCCAGGTAGCAGTAGTTATAACTATCAATTCAACGGTAGACAAGACAATAATAGCGTTGCTGTATTGTATTTTGAATACAAAACTTATCAAGATCAAGTTTTTAAAATTAAAGAAACACCTGCTGGTTTAGAAAAAACATTAGAAAAGCCTGACACTTTTAACCCGCCTAAAAATGATAATTTTGAAACTATATCAAGATCAATAGAGGTTTTATATACAGGTGCTAAAATACTTGGTAATGAAATGATGCTTAGTTGGGAAATGGCTAGGAATATGACAAGACCTGAAGGTAATCTAGTTAAAGTAAATATGAATTATAATATATGTGCTCCTAAAATGTACAAGGGACGTATAGAATCCTTAGTTGGCCGTATGACTGGCTTTGCTGATATGATTCAACTAACTCACTTAAAACTACAGCAAGTTTTATCAAGACTAGTTCCTGACGGCGTGTTCTTAGATGTTGATGGATTAGCAGAAGTTGACTTAGGTAATGGAACTAATTATAATGCTGCAGAAGCTTTGAATATGTATTTCCAAACAGGTAGTATATTAGGTAGATCAATGACTCAAGATGGTGGAGCTAATCCTGGAAAAGTTCCAATACAAGAATTGCAATCAGGATCTGGTGGAGCTAAAATGCAGTCATTAATACAGACTTATCAATATTATTTACAAATGATAAGAGACGTAACTGGACTTAATGAGGCTAGAGATGGCTCACTACCTGACAAGCAATCATTGGTAGGTTTACAGAAACTCGCAGCTGCTAACTCAAATACAGCTACAAAACATATTGTTCAAGCAATGTTGTATCTAACTGTTAGAACATGTGAGAATGTTTCTTTAAGAATATCTGATTCTTTAGAATTTCCTTTAACTAAAGAGGCGTTAAAGTCTAGCATAAGTTCATTTAATGTAGGTACATTAGAAGACATGTATCATTTAAACTTGTTTGATTTTGGAATATTCCTAGACTTAGAACCTGATGAAGAGCAAAAAGCTCAGTTAGAACAAAACATACAAATGGCTTTACAACAGCAGTCTATAAACTTAGAAGATGTTATAGAAATAAGAAATATTAGAAATTTAAAATTAGCAAATCAATATTTAAAATTAAAAAGAAAGCAAAAACAAAAAGAAGATCAAGAAAGATCTGAAGCTAATATACAAGCTCAAGCTCAAGCAAATGCTCAAACAGCTGAAAAAGCAGCAATGGCAGAAGTTCAAAAACAACAAGCTATAGCTCAAACAACTCTTCAAATAGCTCAAGGACAAAATGAATTTGATATTGCTAAAATAAATAGAGAATCAGAAATCAAACAACAATTAATGCAAATTCAGTTTGATTATGATAAGCAATTAAAAGAAATGGAACTAAAAAGATTAGGCGTCAAAGAAACTATGATTGAAGATAGGAAAGACGAAAGAACTAAGCTAGAAGGTTCCCAGCAAAGCGAAATGATAAATCAAAGAAAACAAGATGGACCTCCAATTGATTTTGGAGCTAAATACAGCGATTTATTATCTCAATAATTATTAACTATTATATTATATTATGTCAGAAAAAATAAAAGAAACGGCCGGAGGTGAATTAACTCAAGGTGATTTTAAAATAAAAAAACAAGTAAAGAAATTATATAAAAAAGATATTCCAATAAAAATAGATTTAAAAAAAGAAGAACCAAAAGTGGTTGTTAAAGAAGAGTCTAAAGAAGAAGATATTGTTAAAGTAGATTTAAAAGAAAAAAAAGATACTGAAAATCAGGAGGTTGAAATACAAGAAATTATTGAAGAAAAAGTTCCTGAAGAAAAACAAAAAGAAGATAAAATAGTTGAAAAAACTATTAAAGAAGAAGTAAAGCCCGAAAGAAGAATAGTTGAATTACCTGAAAACTTAAACAAACTTGTTGAGTTTATGGAAGAGACTGGAGGCAGTGTTAAAGACTATGTTAGATTAAGCGCTGATTATTCCGACGTAGACGACAACACTTTATTAAAAGAATATTACAAAAGTACTAAGCCACACTTAAATAATGAAGAAATAAATTTCATGATGGAAGATAATTTCTCATTTGACGAAGAGCTTGAAGAAGAGCGAGATGTCCGTAAAAAGAAAATCGCTTTAAAAGAAGAAATTGCGAATGCCAAAGGCTTTTTAGAAACTACTAAAGAGAAATATTACGAGGAGATCAAGTTGAGACCCAAAGTAACTCAAGAGCAACAAAAAGCTATGGATTTTTTCAATAGATACAACACAGAAAATGAAACTTCACAAACGCAGCAGCAAGAGTTTAATAAGTTAACAAATGATTATTTTTCTAACGATTTCAAAGGTTTTGAGTTTAACGTAGGGGAAAAGAAATTTAAATATAACGTAAATAATGCTCAGCAGTTAGCTAAAGATCAAACACAATTATACAACTTCACCGAGACGTTCTCAAACGAAGACGGTACTATTGTTGATCACAAAGGCTATCACAAGGCGCTGTATGCAGCTAAGAATGCAGATACAATAGCAAAACATTTTTATGAACAAGGGAAATCCGATGGAATTAAAAATATTGTTAATAAATCTAAAAATATAGAAACAGCATCACGCCCACAAAGCAATGGTGATATTTTTATTGGAGGATTAAAAGTAAAAGCAATCTCAGGTGGAGTTGATAGTTCTAAGTTGAAAATACAAACAAATAAAAATAAAAACTAAAAACTAAAATAAATGAGTTTTCAAACAAGTGGTAGTTTTCCTGCATCATTAATCCCTTCTCAAAATAGAATGGCTTTGCAGTCTAATTATCTTAATTTTAACGGTGATGTAACTGGATCTGGGGCTACTCAGACTTTTGCACAACAATATCTACCTGAGCTTTACGAAGCAGAAGTAGAAAGATACGGAAATAGGACTTTGTCTGGTTTCTTGAGAATGGTAGGAGCTGAAATGCCAATGACGTCAGATCAAATTATCTGGTCAGAGCAAAACAGACTTCACGTTTCTTATAGAGGGTTAGCTGCTGGTACTACTATTGGTGGTGGTCCAGTATTTACAGCTACTCCAAACATAGCCGCTCCTAATACAGCGACTACTATGGCAATTAGAGTTGGTCAAACAATTTTACTATCTGATCAAGCTACTGGTTTAGTAACTGCGAAAGGTTTAGTTACAGTTGTAAGAAATGCAGGTGGTGCTTCAGTAGGTAATGGAGTTGCTAATGCTGTCTCTATTGATTTCAAACTTTATGGAACAGACACTTTACCTACTGCTCTAGCTGGAACAGCTAATATAAACATGTTTGTTTATGGTGCTGAATTTCTAAAAGGAACAAATGGTATGGAAGGTTCTATTGAGCCATCTTTCACTCAGTTCTCTAACAGACCTGTAATTATCAAGGATAAGTACGAAATCAATGGTTCTGATACTGCTCAAATTGGGTGGGTTGAAGTTGCTACTGAAGACGGAACTTCTGGATACTTATGGTATTTAAAAGCTGAGTCTGAAACTAGATTACGTTTTGAAGATTATCTTGAAATGCAAATGGTTGAAGGTGAAAATGCTAAAACTGCTGCAGGTGTTGCTACTTCTTTAAGTGGTGATGGTTTCTTAGGTTCTGAAGGTTTATTCGCTGCTATCGAAGCAAGAGGTAATGTATACTCTGGTTTTGCTGGTGCTGCTGCTCCTGGTTCAGGTGCAATGGGTGATTTTGATGAAATTCTTAAGAACTTAGACAAGCAAGGTGCTATTGAAGAAAACATGTTATTCTTATCAAGATCTACGGCTCTTGACTTTGACGATATGATTGCTGCTATGGCCGGTGGAGGTTTTGCTTCTACAGCTGCTGCTTCTTTTGGTCTTTTTGACAATGAGCAAGAAATGGCATTAAACTTTGGATTTTCAGGATTCAGAAGAGGTTCTTATGACTTCTACAAGACTGACTGGAAATATCTAAATGATGCTTCTACTAGAGGATTAGACAAAGAAATCGATGGTGTAA